TGATGACAAGGAATTGTCTGAAAAAGCAATGAATCAGCTTGAGGATAGGGTTAAGATCCTGGAGCAAAAAAAAGTAACACATTTAAATCAAATAAAAGAAAATTATGGCAACGAACAGCGAACAACTAAACAAACTTTATAAAGAGTATAATCTTGACAGAGACAAAGATTTTTTTTCTCATTCACAAGGTTGGACAATAATTAAAAGAAACGGTATTGACAAAGTACAAGCTAAGGCGAAAATTAAAATCACATATGACGTAATTCATCTAGATGATAAATTTGCCGTTATAAAGGCTTCTGGTCAATACGGAGACGCTTACATAGAAACTTTTGGTGAAGCGGACAGAAGAAGTAATTGTAAAAATGCATACCATGTTGCTATGGCTGAAAAAAGAGCTATGGGTAGAGTGGTGTTGAAATTAGCAGGTTTTTACGAGGCTGGAGCATATACAGAAGATGAAGCTCCTGAATTTTCTAAGGATGTTTCGGATGCATTAGCGGAAAAGCTTTACAATAAAAGAAAATAGATTGGTTTTTTTACTAATACAATCACAATGGCAGACTATAAGAAACAAAAGGGCAATGAAAAATCTAACACATAACAAAATGAATTTCTCAGAAATTGAGAGGTTGTCCGCTAAAAGGGGGTATTTTGTGGACAATAACGGACAAATGTATACTCCAAACGGAACTTTAGTGCAAACAAAAAACAAACAAGGTTACATAAAATGCACAGTATCTGTCAACGGAAAGAACAAAACGCTAACAGCTCACAGACTTGTGGCATACAGCAAGTACAAGGAAAAAATATATGAGGCAGGAGTTCTTGTTCGTCACTTAGATGGAGATAAACTAAACAACAAATACGACAACATATCTATTGGTTCAAACTCAGATAATTCCTTAGATGTCCCAGCTGAGGAAAGAATGGCAAGGGCTTTAAATGCAACAAAGAAGACCATAAAGTATGATGCGGATGAAGTTTACAGCTATTACATTGAGTGTGGCAAGTCTAGGAAAAAAACACAAGAGAAGTTTAATATATCTAGCTCTGGTACCTTGCACTACATAATTAAAAGCAGGAAAATTAGAAAAGTATGAAAACAATTTCATTTGACAACTATCTGTTTAGATGCTCGTCCATTAGTAAGTTGATGACGAATCCGAAAAACAAGAAGGACCTGCTTTCTGTAGGCACGAGAACTTACTTGGGCGAGATATTTAAAGAACAGTTATACGGAAAGTCTGGAGTGATACAGTCAAAGTACTTAGACAAAGGGATTATGGCTGAAGAAGAGGGTATCGAGATGTATGGTCGGTATATATCAAAAGACGTTGTAAAGAATACAAAAAGGTATAGCAACGACTACATAACTGGTGAGCCTGATCTCTTTGCAGACACTTTGGTGGACATAAAGTGTTCCTGGAATCACACAACATTTCCTTTAACTAATGAAGAGGTGCCAAAAAAAGATTACTATTGGCAACTCCAAGGATACATGGCCTTAACAGATTTTGAGGAATCAAAGCTTGTTTACTGCCTTGTTGATACTCCTGATGAATTGATCTTCGATGAAATGAAAAGGATTAGATCTAAGCTTGGGATGCTTGACTTACCAGATGAACTCGAACAAGAAGTTTGGGACTCTCATAAGTTTAAAGATATAGATCCAAAGCACAGGATAAAAGAATTTGTGGTTGAAAAAAACCAAGACGACATAGATGCAATCTATAACCGAGTTATTCTCTGTAGAGAGTACCTCAACAATTTAAATCAATTATTAACTTAAATTTTTTATTATGGCACAGCCAACAAACAAGGAGCGTATCGCTCTAAATGCAACTGAACTAGGAAAACTTATAAGAGAAACTCCTAAAGCTGTAACCGACAGCGACAAGTACGGTAAAACAGTATGGTTTGATCTAACTACTTGGGATGACGGTTCTAAGTCTCTATCTGGATACAATCCAGAAACAAAGAGTAGATACAACCTTGGAAAGGTTTTTCCTCCAAGAGATAATCCTAACAACAGTACACAGACTCCACAGCAAGCCTCAACTATGGCTCAAGCAACGGACGACCTACCCTTTTAATTAATTACTAACCAGGGCGGCTGTAAAAGGCTGCCCTTAATTTACAAAACAATGAAATACAACACAATATCAATGAATTTTATAGAAAAAAACAAAAAGACATCTAGGTTTAAGCTTCAAAGAACAAGCGACTATGGTATGTTTAAATTTTATAAATCAAACAGACCCGTGAGCCAAGCCAACTTAAAAAACATAGAGGAGTCTATAAGAAAATATGGATTGCTTCAACCAATTATAACAACAAGCTCTGGATACATCTTAGATGGTCAACATAGGTTTGAGGCTTTGAAAAGGTTGAAGCTTCCAATTGATTACATAGTGTCATACAATGCAGATGATTATGTAGTCATTGAGTCAAACAAAATTAGAAAAGGGTGGACGGTGTTAGACTATGTAGACTACTGGTCATCTAACGACAACTATCACATAAGCCTATTGAAAAAGCAGATAAGTAAGTGGTCAAAATACACTTCTATCGGATCGATATCTAATGCATACACTAGGGAGTCAACAGTTAACCGATTAATTCAAAATGGAGCATACAAAATCGATTTAAATTTTGGAAATGATATCATGAGTGATTGTCTTTTTTTGACTGAGGTAAGCGACAAGGCTTTTTCCTCTAAGTTTATAAGAGCCTTGAAGATGATAAAGCTTAGAAATAAAAACTTCGACATAAACAGGTTGGCCAAGAATGCTAACTATAAGATGCTTAAAATTTACAACAACGAGGCGGACACCTATGACAACATTGTCGAGGTATACAACTACAAGCTAGGTAAAAAAAACAGAATAAATTAATTTATCATGAGTTACATAAAAATAGAACAAAAAAAACAAGAGCCAATTAGTGTGAGAGATTCAGTTAGGCAGACAAAGATTAATATCTCTAAAATGATAGCAGAGGTTGTAAAGCAACAGTGTCTTGTAGATCCTTTTGAAAACCCTACCCTTAGGGTTAGAGACTTGGCTGATGCTAGGGCACTAACAATGAAGCTTATAAGACAGTTTACAATGTTAAGCCTTAGTGATATTGGAAAACTGTGGGCCACTAAAGAGTATAAAGGGAAGGACCACGCTTCAGTATTGCACTCTCAAAAAAAATCAGATGCTTTAATTGAATCAGATCCTGAATTTAAACACACATACATGGTTTGTTGCAAAAAAATACGCAGATTATTAGCGGAAAATGATTATGATAATATAGATCCAAATCCATATGAACAGATTTCTAGGTTAAAGCACTTAAACATTGCCCTTGTGAATAGAAGGATAACTCAAAAGGGGCACTTAGAAAAATTAGCACATAATTCTAAGTATATCCCAAAAAAATATTTAATCCACATAGAAAAACATCTTAAAAAATGTCTGACTCTTTCATAACATTAAGTAGAAAAATATTATCATGGGAGTGGTATTTATCCCCAAATGAGTTTAGGCTATTTATTCATTGCCTAATAAAGGCCAACTGGAGGGATAAGGAGTGGAGAGGTATAAACATCTCAAGAGGTTCATTTATAACCTCGCAACAGAAGCTTGCAGATGAACTAAACCTCTCCAGGAAGCAAATAATTGGATCTTTAAAAAAACTTGAGAAAACTAAAGAAATTTCCAAAATTGGGCACAACAAATATACTCTCGTAACTATTGTAAAATATGATGATTACCAGAGTTTGGTTGTGAACGAGGCACAACAAAGGGACAACAAAGGGACATCAAAGGCACAACAAAGGGACACAACTAACAATAGTAATAATAATAACAATAGTAACAAAGACATAGTCTACTATGCCGTAGAAGAAAATTTTTCAGAGACAATGGCAAATGAAAAGTATGTCGATGCATTTACTAAGAAGTTTAATATGTCCAAGGAACGTCTTGAGACTTTGTACCAAGAATTCAATCAGCATTTAATTATAGTTAACGACGACGTTAAAAGCAACCAAGATTATGTTTCACACTTCTTGTCTTGGTATTGTAAAAGATATAACGTAAACAGAACAACTGGAAGAAAGATGTTAAAACACAGAAACATATTATGAAAATAATACAATGGAGTGAAATTGATATAAGGGGAAAGTCCTCTGGTCAGATAAAAACAACATGCCCAGCTTGCTCTCCAGAAAGGAAGAACAAGAAAGATAGATGTCTCAGTGTTAATGTGGCTAAGGGGATGGCTAAATGCCATCACTGTGAAGCTGTGTCGATAAGGGACGAAAGGCCAATGGTTCAAGACAAAATCTATACAGTGCCTGAGCAGAATTGGAGAAACTACACAAAGCTTTCTGACAATATGGTTAAGTACTGTGAGTCAAGAGGGATACATCAATCAACATTAAAGGAGATGTCAGTCACTGAGGAGACTTACTACCAACCTCAGGCTAGAAAGAATATGAATAATATTGTTTTTAATTACTTTGAGGGAGATGCCTTAGTGAATAAAAAATTCAGATCAGCTGGAAAGCACTTTACTCAAATATCACAAACAAAACCAATTTTCTATAATATTAATGCTGCGATAGGGGAGCAGGAGGTTTTTATAGTTGAGGGTGAGTTTGATGTATTAGCCATGCACCAGTGTGGGTACAAGAACACGATAAGCATACCTAATGGAGCAAACGACAATGATGATTTTTGGATTAACTGCGAGAAGTACTTGCAGGACGTAAGTAAGTTTTATATTGGAACTGACAATGATGCTAAGGGTGAAATAGTTTCTGAGAAGATAGCACAAAGGTTAGGCAGATATAGATGCGTGAGGATTCTGTTTGAAAATAAAGACGCTAATGGTGATCTTATGAAGGGCGGAGTGGATCTGGTAAAGTCTTCAGTAGTAAATGGAAAAAGATACCCTGCATCTGGTACGTTTACAATTAAAGATCTCTCTGGTGGAATTTATGATCTACACGAAAATGGACTTCCAGAAACTCTTTATCCAAAACACAAGAGCTTTGGAAATCTCAAAGAGATATTCACTGTGATGAGGGGACACCTAGTAGTTTCTACAGGTATTCCTTCACATGGTAAGTCTAACTTCACTGAGTGGTATGTGATGAATTTAATTAGAGACTATAATCTTAAGGCGTCATTCTTTTCTCCTGAGCACAGCCCAATGGCTTTACATCAGTCTACCTTTATAGAGAAATTCTTTGGAACAAACTTCTGGCAAGACAACCCTAACAGGCCAAAGATATCCAAAGAGCAGATAGATAGATACGTAAAGTGGGCAAATGAGAAAATTTACATAACCTCACCAGACAAAGGAGATATGCCGACTTGGGATTGGCTCCTTGAGAAGTTCAAAGAACAGATGTTTATCTATGGGGTTGATATCTTTGTTATAGATGCCTTCAATAAGTTAGAGTTTGAAAAATCAAACGATAGCGAGTTGTCTAAAATTAAAAACATACTTACAAAACTTACGATGTTCGCTCAAATGAATAACGTAATTATATTTCTTGTGGTTCATCCAAAGAAAATGCACAAGAAAGAAAGTAAAGAGTATGAAGTTCCAACGCTATATGATTGCTCTGGTTCGGCAGACTTTAGAAATCAAACCCATGATGGGTATACAATCTATAGATACTTTGCGGATGAACCTGGTCAAGGAATAGAGAAGGATGATGTCATGTTTTTAACGCAAAAAGTAAAAATGAAGTTCCAAGGAGAGATGAACGGCAAGGAAGTTTTTAGGTTCGATGTGGTTTCTGGAAGATATTATGCTAAAGACCAAAACCCTGCAACATTTGTCTTTGATAAAGAAGAAAGGGATGGACTTCCTGAGATGTCACTAGACAAAGCGTTTGGTGTGGAAGATAATGAACTGCCGTTCTGATGGGAAATAGAAAAAATATGCCTAGCAAAAAGAAAATATTCAAATACTGGGCAGAAAAAAAACCAGAAATAACTAGTAAACATGTTGATCAAAATGAAAATACTTGCTTTGCATGTGGAAGACAGCAAGTGGATAGAGCGCATATAATTCCTCATTGGAAGTCGAAAGATGATTCAGTAGAAAACTTACATTTAATCTGTAGATATTGCCATGGATTTCAAGAAGGGGTATTTGAGATTATTGGTGAAGGTGCATATTATCACTGGCTTATTAATGAAGAGTTTTGGCTATCAAAAGTAGAGCGGCATCTTGCTTCTTATTATAAAAGTTTAAATGAAGAAGAGATTCGTGATTTAGAAAATAAATTAAAGCAAGAACAGTGAAATTATGGGCAGACCAAAAAAACAACCAGCGTCTAACTTTGTAACAAAAAAGATTCATCAGAATGCAATGGCGTACTGTATATCTAACGGAATTACAATATATCCAAAATTGATTAAGAGTAATGAGTTTAAGTTAAACATAAGGATTGACAAGAATGGTTTGGTTAAGAACGTAGAATCACCCGTAACCTACAAGAGTTACGAGCTTTCGGAGAAGACTTATGAGATTTATCTGCATTATTTCATGAGAATGGCAGATGCGGATGTGATAAGAAAATCAAGAAAATTATACATGAGTTTCATTAAACCATAAGAAAATCAAGAAAATTATACACAATTATCAATAATAATATATAAATTTGTTAATATTATGAGAAGAACAGAATTTGCAAGAGAATTTAATAAAATCAAACAAGTAAGATTTGACATACAAACTCTTGATGTGAACTCGTTTTGCGAAAACGTTTTAAGACACAAAACCAGAAGCGAAGCTAAAAAGACCTCACTCCTTTTGGAGTTAGATACCTTGCTTTATACTATGCTTGGAATAGAGTCTTCGGCAAAGGACAAGAAGGAAACAAAGAAGAAGTCTAGAGTAATATACAGGGCAATAAAGTCTTATAACAAAACCCTTGGAGATTCATTTCTCCAACACATGGATCCTGATATATGACACAGAGAGTGCGGTTCATAGAGAAGATTAGAGAGAGTCTGCATCAACAAGTAGACCAATCAATCGACTCTCTTTACCTACCGTACTTTGAGAAAAGCAAGTCTCTTATAGCTTCCATTAAAGTAAGTCTAGATAGGCTTCAAAATCAAATCAAGAAAGATGAATAAAGATCTAAAAGAGAAAATTAAAAGCCTAGCTGAGTCCTATTATGCTGAGGGACACAGTAGCCCAACAGATGTGGCGAGGAAGATTCATTCAGAATTAAACATAAACCCTGATGATATAACCGTTGAGTCTACAAGAAGGAGACTATCACATCATTTTGAAAAACTTTCAAGGAAAGACGAACAACCAGCCTTAAGCCAGGCCTGTGATGAAAGAGGTATTGATATATCAAGTGTGGGGATGGCCTGGTCAAAGGATAAAAAGTGGTCCATACAATTTAGACCTAACAAAGATAATGGACCAAGCTTTGAGGACATGCTTCAAGAGCACATATCTGAGGTTAAAAATCACACCTTTAATTATGAAAAGATTGAACGAACAGTCAGTTCTGATGATCATTTACTTGTTATTGATCCTGCTGATGTGCACATTGGTAAGTTAGCATCTTCTTTTGAGACTGGGGAAGATTACAACTCACAGATTGCTGTTAAAAGAGTAAAGTCTGGGGTAGAGGGAATATTAGAAAAGGCTTCTGGGTTTAAGATAGGTAAGATTGTTTTTGTTGCTGGTAATGACATACTGCACATAGACACGCCAAGAAGAACAACAACAAGCGGTACGCCTCAAGACACTGATGGCATGTGGTACGATAACTTTCTGATAGCCAAGAAGCTTTACATAGATGTTTTGGATAGCCTCATAAAAGTTGCCGATGTTCATTTTATGTATAACCCGTCTAATCATGACTATCAAAGCGGATTCTTTTTAGCAGACTCTATATCTTCATGGTACAACAAGTGCGAAAATATTACCTTTGACACTTCAATATCTCACAGGAAGTATTACAGATATCATGAAAACCTTATTGGAACAACTCACGGAGATGGAGCTAAAATGCAAGACCTACCCTTACTTATGGCTCAAGAGGCTGGTAAAGATTGGTCAGCCGCTAAGAATAGGTACGTATACATTCACCACATCCATCACAAGATGTCTAAAGATTTTATTGGTGTTACTGTCGAGGCTCTTAGATCACCTTCTGGAACTGACGGATGGCACCACAGAAAAGGCTATCAGCATGCACCTAAGGCTGTTGAAGGATTTATTCATTCACAGAATCACGGGCAGGTTGCCAGACTAACACATTTGTTTTAAGAAATGGAGGCCATTGTAGACTTCTTTGGAG